CTTGCCGGTGATCGAGCGGTTGCCCAGCAGCGAGAAGCCGCCAAGGATGGTGCGGGCGTAGTAGCTGACGCCGTAGCGGTTGAGCAGATCGCCTTCGGTGGAGGTGTCGAGGATGTTGTACTCAACGACCCGCGACACGTCTTCGGCATAGGTCACCTGGTTGCCCGGGCTTTCCCATTGCTTGACCTTGGCCAGCGCGGCAATCGCCAGACTGGATGGCGCGAGGAACACGTTTTTCTTCGCGGCTTTCGAGTACACGGCAGGCATGTTGTGCACCACCAGGCAACGATCGAAACCGAGGTCAGCGCCGCCCAGTTCCTGGCTGTACAGCACCTGATCGGCGACCGAGGCGTCCTTGCCGTCCAGCACCACACGGGCCTTGATGCGCTTGCCGAACGAGGCGAACTCGCTGGCCACCGCCTTGGTGCCGGTGAAGCCCGGCGCGCCGATGATGGTCAGGTCTTCCGGGACGCTGCCCAGTGCCGCCAGACCGAGCTTGCGGCCGGTGGCCGGTTCAACACCGCCGATTACCGCGTTGACGGTGTCAGCCGGGGTCGCGCCCGCTTCGACGATCACCACGTACACCGGCACCTTGACCACTTTGAGGATCTGGTAAACGGCGTGGTACAGGGTGCCCTCTTCCGAACCTGTCGGATCGAGCAGCGCGTGGGTGGTGAAGCTGTTGATGCGAAACGGTGCGTTACGCGGAATCAGCGGATCGGCTTTCGGCGCGGTGCCGACCAGACCGATGACGTTGTCGCCCAGGCCACCCATGGCCTCGGGGGATTCGGTGGCATTGACGGTAATGCCGTTGTGCTCGAAGTTCAGAACCTCAGCCATAGTCAGTCAGCCTTCTTGGCAGCGGCCTTCACGGCCTTGGTGGTAGATGTTTTCAGCTCCAGTCGACCGGCGCTGTGCAGGGCACTGGCCTCGACATCGAGCAGATCGAGTTCCTGGCCGACGCTCGACCAGTGCCCACCGCCGGTGGGGAATGGAACGAGCACGGTGTAGGTTTGGCGGGTTGCCATTTTTCGTTTCTCCATAAACGGGAAAGCCCCTCGTAGGGAGGGGCTTGGCGGGTGTTGAGTGTTTTTGAGCGGGCAAGAAAAAGCCCTGGGACGGGGCACTTATCGAATTTGAATATTGATCCAGGCAGGCGTTGCTGGACGTTGCTCCGGCGATGGAAAAGCCGGTGACTGAGGCCAGTCACGCAGATCCCGGATATAGGCCAGCAGCTCGCTGAATTGCGCGGTGGTAAGGGTTGGTGCCTGATTCATATCGAGCTGATCTCGATGACGATCGCGCAACCATTGCACCTGCTGAATCTGCGAATCACGCCAAGCACGTTCCACCGTGGCTATTTCTTCCGGTGTCCAGGCAGGCGGGTCAAGCAAGACAGGCATTCCGTCTTCATCATGGCCACGAACCTTTTCCAGCGGTGGGTTGGCAAAGACCTCCAGATAACGAGCTTCCGATATCGGCACCACGTCATCAGGCATCACGCTATGTAAGCTGTCCAGATAGGTGCCGCCCGTTGTTTTGCTGTAGTAACGCATGTCAGGAACCTATTGCGAAATAACGGAAATTTGTCGTGGCCAGAGTGCTGTAGGCAGTAAACGCGGACAATGAAGTCGCCGTTGCACCGACAGAATGGGCGCCACTGCCCCCGTCTGAAACCACCATCTGGTAAACCTGAGAGCGAAAGGCAATCGGGTAGTTGAAGTTTCCGGTGGTGCCCGACATCAGCGCCTGGCCCCATTGAAACATCACCCCGCCAAGCCATGACGGAAACACTACATATCCATTAGGGGCGAGACTGATCTCAAAACCCAATCGCAACTTCTTCGGAGTCACCATGACGCCGTCGTCTGAACCGGTATTCAACTGATTCGACGTCGCGATTTTTGCTGTGCCTTGATTGCTTTCGGTCGCTTGCTGCGCCAGCACCGCCAAGGAGGCGACATCAATGCTTCCCTGATTGACCGGCGCGTTCCAGGCTTTGATGCACCACATGACGCTGATGTTTCGTGGGCGAGTGCCAACAAGGTTGCCACGCTCAAACATCAACGGTGTGTCTAAAAAGGACTTCCCAGGGTTGTCAGCCGTGCTGACGGTAATGCCGGTTCCCGGATACATGGCCTTGTTGACCACGTCGCCACCAACGTATGAATGAGCATTTTCGCTAAGGGTCGGACCCAGCGTGAATGCAACTGTGGTGTCTTGCAGCGCCTTGAGATCAGGAGTTGTCGCGTCAGTCGCCAAAAGCGTTGCCTTCTGGAAACTGCCCAGCTCCCGTCCAGCGTCCACACCTCGTCCATGATCCCAACCTCGCAGGAACTCACCGCGAGACTCTGGCAGGCGGAAATTGCCCGCGCCTTCGTCCCCTTTGTTGAACTTTGTTCCGAGATACGCCGCCAGATCCGGGTAGGTCGCAATGCTCTGCACGCTGCCATCCAGCTCCAGATAACCGGCAGGAACGACACCCGTTGGAAACGACAGAACAGCACCCACCGGAACAGACGATTTCAGCTGCGAGACTTCCTTGGCCAGTGCTGCTACATCGATGCTTCCCTGATTGATCGGCGCGTTCCAGGCCTTGATGCACCACATGACGGCGAGGTTGCGTGGTCGAGCCTCGCTCCCTCCCGACGTGTTCATGTAGCTGGCAAAGTTGGAATTGCCCGCTTGCGTTCCATTGTCGGCAGCGATACCCGCAGCGTTGGTGCCACCGGTATTGCCGAAAACCGGAACCCGGGTGTAGGTGTGGGCGTGAGCCTTGTTGTCATCCGCCTGCCAGCTACCGATCCCTCGACCGACATCGACCCCTCGCCCATGGTCCCAGCCTCGCAGGAACTCACCGCGAGACTCCGGCAAACGGAAGTTACCGGTGCCTTCATCGCCCTTGTTGAATTTTGTACTCAGGTACGCCGCCAGATCCGGATAAGTCGCAATGCTCTGCACACTGCCATCCAGCTCCAGAAAGCCAGGTGGAACTATCCCCGTCGGGAACGCCATGACGGCACCCACCGGAACGGCAGATCCAAGCCGGGAAACTTCCTTGACCAGTGCCGCTACGTCGATGTTTCCCTGATTGACCGGCGCGCTCCAGGCTTTGATGCACCACATGACGGCGATGTTGCGGGGACGGGTTTCAGAGCCACCGACAAACCCGGTCACATTACCGCCATCGGTCACTGCATATTGCCCTGACCCCGCTACAGTCCCGACCGCAATATTCGAAATGCCCTTTGAGTTGTCGGGAATATGGGTATGGCTGTGGGAGCCGAAGAGGTCACTCTGTAAGGCGCCTATCGCCCGTCCCGGGTCAACTCCGCGCCCGTGATCCCAACCCCGCAAGAACTCCCCACGCGCTTCCGGCAACCGGAAATTCCCGACGCCCTCATCCCCCTTGTTGAACTTGCCACCCAGATAGGCGCTCAAGTCCGGGTAAGTCGCGCTGCTCTTGACGCTGTTGTCCAGCTCCAGGAAACCCGGCGGTGGCGAGTCAACCGGAAACGCAACAATCGACCCCACCGGCAACGCCGATGCCTTGGCAATCAGCGCCTCGACTTCAGCCTTGGTGTACGAATCCTTGATGCCGAAACCGGCCAGCGTGTCGGGATTCGAGCCGGCCGTCGCACGGCCATATTCGTCGACGCTCAGACTTTTGTAGGTGCCGGCAGCAATCCCGGTGCGCCCTGCCAGCATCTTGAATGTCAGCGCAGTAGTGCCGAGGGTGATCGGCGCATTGGTGGTCAGGTGCCACAGCGAGTCGCCATTGAGCGTGCCCTCTTCCACCATCACCGTCAGGCCCGGGGTGACCTTGGCGCTGACGTTGGCATCATTCGCTCGAGTCCAGTCACCGTTGGCCACGATCCACAGACCGTTGTCCTTGGCCAGGGTCTGGTTCGGCAGCAGCACGCGATCACCGGCGATCACCGCCACGCCGTCGATCTGCTGCGCGCCGTTCAACACCACGTTGGCGGTGGCGGCGACTCGTACCGATTGTTTGCCGTCGAGTTTGCCGAGTTCTTCGGCGAGGTAGCTCATGACCCAGGCGCGAGTGGCCTTGACCACCGTGTCGTCGATCAGCAGCGTCACCAGCGAGGCATTGCTGGTCTCGAAAATCGAGCGGATGTAGAACTCTTTACCTGAGCCGGACGTGGCCAGCACCGGTTTGAACGACTCCGGGTATTTGACGATGGCGTAGAGAATCCCGGTGTCGGTCCACAGCCCGGCTTCACGCACATACCAGCCGCCGACGTCCGGCGGGATGGTGACTTCTGCGAGCAGCCAGCTCGGGTTCTTCTCGTCCTGGAACAGCGCATTGAGCGGTCCGCGCCAGACTTCGCGTTTCAGCGCGGTGGCGGTTGCGGCCGGGTTGTAGACCGAGCCACCGCCGTCGCCGACGGAAATCTGCGTCAGCTTGATCGGTACGCCCGCCGCCTTGCAGGCGGTTTCGTAGGCAATCCCTGCGTTGGTGAGCAGGGTGTAATAGTCAGCCATTCAGGCCCCCTGAGGATAAATAGTGGATGTTTCGACGGTGTACAGCGCCGCCGCCATGAAGGCCTCGCCGGATGTCTCAAGCCCTTCGAGGAAAACCGGATAAACCGTGGTCAACTCACCGCAGAAGGTCGCGGCGCCGATGACGTGATTGCCGAAGGCGCTGAGGCCGACCGACACCGACAGCACGTCCCGTTCGCTCTTGGCATCCGCCAGGCGCCGGTCGAGACGGGCGTCGATTTCTTCGCTGTAGGGTTGTTCGCTGAAGGCCCGCACGGAAAAGCTGTAAGGCTCGCCGGGCGGGGTCTGTTCGTACCAGGCGCGGATTTCCGGCCTGAGCTGCAAACCCTTGGCGGCGTTCTCCAGCGCCTTGCGAGTGCCGGCCTGGCGCGCGGTGGGCCAGGCCAGTTCGACGGTCAGGCGCTTTTCCGCTTCCGGTGCGTCGGTGCTCCATTCGGCAACGCCACGATCCGCTGCGAGATACGGCAGGAAGGCGACGGGGGTTGAGGCCGGGTTCATCAGTTCTGGAAACGGCGGCGCAACGCGATCAAGTAGTGCGCCGAAGCCGATGTCGAGTGCCCGTTCCAGCGCCGAGCTGTTGGCCGGCAGCAGGGTCGGACGCGGTGTCTGATCGGTCATAGCGTCTGCACCTCGACCTCGACCGCCGTGCAGTACGGCGCTTGAAATGCGCTGCAGACGATGGGCGTCAGCGGTTCAAGAATCTGCAATTGCACGGCGCCGGCGCTGTGCAGCGTGTAGTCGATCCAGCTCGGATCGACCCGGCCTTCCAGGCGATGGCAGCTGTCGGCGTAGGCCTGCAAGTGTTGCTGCGCGGCGACCTTGGTCAGGCCCGAATCCGGGCCGGAATTGA